TCCTGCTTGTACTACGAAGCCTAAAAGTTGGAATAAAGTAGCACTTGGCTCTTTAAAAGGTAAAATTTGGAACTGATCTCTGATATTTCCACCGGGAGCATCAACATCTCTAAACTCTCCAGGTTGAAAAGGTTGGTCATCATCTCTAATTCTTATACCTCTAGACTTAAATCCAGCAGGTAAGTTGGCTAAAGTACCTGCATCAAGTAATTGTCTTAGTGCTTGAGTAGCAGATCTAGATAATCCACCTATCATATGTATCAAACCAAAGCCATAAAAGCCTAAACCAGGTAAAAATTTGTAATGTACGAAGTATTCTTTTCTCTTATAAGTGTCATCATCTTGATTATAGTTTCTATAAATAGATAAAACTTCTCCAGAACCTTCATCAATCGATACGATGTAAGGTAATTTAACTTCTTTCTCTGCATTTTCTTCTTCAAATTCATTTAAATTTAAATCGATATGCATTTCTAAAATATTATATTGATATTCTTTTTCTCCAGCAGGTTTTACACCTTCTAATTCGTTCAACTTGTCTTGTATTGGACTTCTTTCAGGTTGTTTAGGTAATAATTCTACATCTCTATAGAATCCTGCTTTTTGTTGTTTAAGCACATCATTCTCTGACATCTTAACAATGTGTGTAATTCTTTCACAATCTTTTAAATCTGTTGCATAATATGGAACAACTAAATCTTCAGCAGGTACAAATTTAGCAACTGCCCTTTGTTTAATTTCATCATAATAAATTTTTTTAAATGCAGATCCTGCTAATGGTAAATAAAATAATAATTGGTCTGTATCTGGTGTGTACTCTTCCATTTGTTCCATCAACATATAGTTCATAAAATCTTGAACTCGTTCAGCTTGTTGTGAAACTTCAGGAGTATCAGCACCTATAATTTGAGTTCTTACAGGTCCGTCACTTGGTAGTAATTCTTTGTATGCTTGTGCTTGAAATTGTGTAACTGCTTCTGAAAGAAGAGGATGGGTAACACCACTCGCACCTTGGAATGGTCTTGTATTGTTTACATACTTGAAACCAAGTAAGTCCAAACCTTGTGTGTAAGCTTGTTCCCAATCCCCTCTTGAAACTTTGTCTTTCTTAAAATCTGAAATAAGTTCTTGAGCAATACGTCCGAGAGTTCTCTCGTCCATTTCGTCTGCTAAGTTTCTGTAAAAGTCTTCTTCAGGCTCTTCTTGCTGAGGAGCTTCGTCCTCGGCACCTTCAACCTCTACATCAACTTCTTCAACTTCTTCTTCAGTTTCAGGAAGTTCATTTTGTTTTTCTACTTCAGCCATACTAACATAGTTTTGTAGGTTTACTTCTTGCTAATTTGTTTCCTCTAGCATTAACCATAGTACCGTTATTAGCTTTGATCATCTTACCTGTTTTAGCACCATCCATTGCGCCAAGACCAAACATTTCTGAACCGTAGTCTCTAGCTTTTTTAGCTGCTGTTTTAGCCGCTGCTGCAGCTTCCATATTTTTTCTTGCACCTTGAGCTAATGCAGTGTCGTTAGCCATTTCAGTGCCAAGATCACCTGTATCAGTTTGTTGTGATGATAAAAGTTTTTTAGCTGCGTCTCTTTTAGCACCTAGCATTTTAGCTCCAGCGTATCCTGCTAGTCCAGCCATTAATGCTTGTTTTAATTTTTTACTTGCCATGATATATATCTCCTTTTTGTTATAACAGAATTATAATATCATGCAAATATATTTACGACTAGACCGCCTTCATTATAAGCCTTAAAAGGTTTAGTTTTCATGTCTCCTGAGACTCTTATAGCGAAAGCTTCGTAATATAATCTTGGATCTCCTTCTCTAATTTCTTTAACCTTTAAGTCCGTATATCTTTTAGCAAAGGCATCTGCTTCGTCTTTGTATCTAAACGCAACAACATGCTCATCTAAATTATCTGGATTTAAACCAAAGGCTTTATCATGCTCACCGTGTTGTTTTACAAGTTTGAAAGGTTTATTAGGATCAGACTTAGCAACATTAATTGTTTTAACTTCTGAGTTATATTCTTTAGCTAACTTTCTCATAATAGCAGGTAAAGTTGCAATTTTATTTGGATCTGTATTTCCTTCAATTAATTCTTCTTTCCCATCATCGGTTCTTCTATAAACATTGTTATCTTTACCATAATTTTTAAACCCTGCTTTACCTTCTCTTGTTCCGTAAAATTCAATATCACCTAAATACCTTTTTCTTTTAGCGTGATGTAATCTTTCTACAGGATTAATAGCAACCCAATCAATATTACCTCTGTCAGCAGCATCCTTAAGTGTAGTTTTTAATGCATGCGCACCCCAGTTTTCTTTTCCATACAAAGGTAAAAAAGGAATTCCTTCTTTTGCTTTGTTTCCTGTTATGTTAGAAGTGTTGATTGTATTTTTTTTAATTTCATCAAAGTCAGATCTTAGTTGTCTAAATTTAGCTGTATCTTGAGCTGTCATATTAATACCTTTTTTAGTAAGAGCTCTCATCTCATCAATAATTTTTTCTAATTGTCTTGTTGATGCAAAAAACTCTACTTCTGTACCAAACATATTAACAACTTTATCTCTAGTAAAATTTTCATTTCTTAATGTTTGATTATAGTCAGATTGAATTTCGTCAATTGTAATTACTTTTGAATTTGGTTGTCCAGCATTTCTTACAGCACCTCTGACGTGATAAACCTGATTAGGTAATCCAGAATAGTGTCTATTGTAACCATCTGGAAGTTTTTGACCCATTGGTAATGGTTTAGGATAATAGACTACGTTTTCAAAATACTCATCTCCACCTCTAATTCGATACTCCGTATTATCACCATATCTAGGTGTCATCTTTTGAGTTTGCATTAATTGAATTTTTCTATACAAGTCTGTATCTTTGGCTTTAACAGCATTAACTAAATTAGCTGTTTGTTCAGGAATAGTTAAATTAAGTTGTCTAGCTTTTGTTACAATGTCAGCATAGTTATCTACAATGTCTTTAAAAGGAGATTCATCAAAAAAATTAACATCCCCATCTGCAACCCTATAACTTTTGTTTACTCGACCTACACGCATTGCAATATCTTTTTTAGTATTACCAATTTGTTCTATTAAAGTGCTAAACTGTTGAGCTCTCGTAGTATTACCTGCAATCATTGTTTCTGGATTAGCTAATATTCTAGCTCTTAAATCATCTAAATCATTTCTAAGCACTCGACCAAGATCTTCATATTCATCAACTACTTTTGTATTCATTCTGTAATTTCTTGTTACTAAATTATTAACAGGAGCTCTTTCTATAATGTATAATAAATCCATCTTTGATAACATAAGATTTTTTTCAGCAGCATGTTTTAAAAAGCCACCAATTACTTTTCCATTTTTATCAATTTGTAATAAGTTTGAATCCCATAACTCATCTCGTTTTACACTCTGATTAATTTTTTGAAATTCAGGATTACCACTTGTATGTCTACCTGGAGCTGTGGATGTTAATTCATCAATCCAATCTTGTGCTTTTCTAGGTTTAGGTGATCGTCCTTTTCCTGTTGCAATGTAGTCCCATAATGCAGAACCGATACGATTCGTTGCTCCTCCACGTGTTAATGGTTTAAGATAAGCAATCTCTTGTAATTCTTTAGACCGTGCAACTATTTCCTGTTGAATTTGATTTTGAAAAGAAGTCTGAGGCTTAATCATCTCTCGACCTCTTTCTACTCTTGTAGGTGCGATCGTTAAAATTTCTTCTACTTCATCTACTGGTTCCGTGATCCGTGATACGGGTGCCTTCGGTGTTTTAAGTTTTGATATTTTATCTAAGGCTCTTCCGATAGGTGTTCTAAGAGCCACGGCTCCTGCACCAGCTAAACCTAAACCAATAATTCCTCTAGCTAAAGATGGCTCATAAGGTTCTGCATATTCTGAATTACCTCTTGGTACAGAAGATACAGGTTCCTCAGTTGATTGTTTCTTTTGAAGATCTGCTAACCCAGCCATTATAATAAATCCTTTATGTAATCTTTTACAGTTCCACCTTTAGAAAACTTTTTTGTAAGCTTAAATTTAATTTCTTTATCCAAAGGTCCTTCTCCTTGAAAAGTATCTTTACCAAAAGGATGTGTAACATCAGCTCTACCTGAACCTTTGCCTATGCTTCCAGTAATTTTAAAATTAGTTGTATCAGTATCAATGATGTTATATTCACCTTTAACACCATAATATCTATTTTCTGTTTCGACTTTAACTTTAGGATTAGGGTTAAAAGAACCTTTAGTAATATTTATATTAGGTCCTATTTTGAATTTAGACTTTTTATCGGACATTACTTAACTCCGATAAATTTTCCGCCCCTTACTGCTTTGCCCATTCCGCCACAAGAAAAGTTTTGTGGTTTTCCATAAGTTGTTTTACCTGTTTCAGTATCTGTTACAGTTGGTGAACCTTCTTTAGACATTGGAAGATCATCACCTTCATCTCTTTCAATACCAAATGGTTTATCTTTATTTTTTTTTAAGAGTACAGGCTTCTGATCTGTTTTTTTTCCAAAAATTTTGCCTCTATTCTTT